ATCATCGCTCCCTCTACGATTCATTCCACCTCCCGTGAAATTTAGCAAACGCTACTGTAGTACGATTTTATGAAAGACCTAGCTAAACAAATAGAGGACGGTTTAAACATTCAGACCGATATGGGCCGAGAGGTGATTAAGGTAGCTTTAGAGTGTATTGAGCTATTTGACCGCAAGCAGCAAGATTATGGCAGTAGTAATATTGGTATATCTGGCGAGATCGGCATACAGGTGCGGCTGCAGGATAAGGTAAGCAGGATGCGCCACTTATTGAATAAGAGGATGCAGGATCCTGAGATGAAGATTAATAATGAAAGTTTAGATGATACCTACCAGGATGTTGCTAATTATGGGTTAATTGGCATGTTGCTTAGTAGGGGTAAATGGGAATAAGTAATATTTGGCGTAACAATGTTACGGCATAATATTCATAAACTCCTTTAAATAATAAAATGTTACGCTGGTACGGCACTTTAGGGGGTGAATGGGAATGAATAAGATTTTCTATTTAGATGGATTTGAGGATGCTTATGTAGGGGTCTGCAATGGGTCTGCAGTATATGATAAATTAAAATGTTTAGATATATTACAGGGTAGGGATGGTATGGCTAGGGATGAAGCTGTAGAATATTTTGATTTTAATGTGGCAGGTGTCTGTGTGGCGAATGGGAGACTTGTTTCTCCACCTGTGTTTAAGTAAGAAAAATGCCGCACTAATACGGAGCGATTAATGCGGCGTGTTGTGACTGCTAAAGTAACTACTCAATAGCAGAAGTTTTAAAATTAAGGTATTTAATGGTAAATGTCAAGGTACCGATGCGTGGCAATCATAGCAAGTTGGACGAGTTTCTATTTCTACATCAAAATATGATATTTGCCGTTGTTTTTGGTATTGTAAGCACAATGCTCTTTCTGCTGATCTTTTAGCTTTAGATATGTTAGCTACCAGCAGTGCGGCAAGAATTGCAATAATAGAGAGGGTAATAAGCAACTCAATAAGAGTTACCCCATTTTTCATGGGTCATTTGCGGCTTCGATTAGAAGATTTAGATATTGCTCTTAGGTTGGTGCGCCGATTGTCGCGAGGATTGGAGTTTTTATGGTCAATATCTTTACCATCTCCTTTTCGCACTATTCCAGCCCTTTCCATTGCCCTTCTAGCGGCATTCCTAGATGCCCTATTCTTCTTCTGTGCGGGTTTGGAGTGATATTTTGCGTATTCTTTCTTGTAGTCTCTCATTTGGTTTGGAGGAACATTAGCAGAACTGCTCGGTTACCGGTATAAGGTTCTACCATGTGTATTTGGGGGTCATTGTCCGCACCTGATGAGTATAGAATAGCTGAAAGATAATGGTCTTTTTTGTGTTCTGCTGGTGGGTTGTCGAACTTAAAGATGCCATCTGTATATTCGGATGGGTCCGTTAATAGGACAGATGCTGAATATTTGCACCAAGCCATATGATTCTTAACGAACTTATTTCCTTCTTTTTTGCACCCGTCATAGTGCCATTTATGACCATTATTCCAGTTTCTTTCTACTCGCCAATAAGATCTCCTAGTTAATACAGGTTCTGTATTGGGAGGTAGTTGTTTTGTTAGGGTAGAAAGGATTTTGTTGATTAGAGATTGATCCCAGACGGTGCGGTTCTGATTCGGGGATAAAGCAAGAATCTTTTCTGATTCTTTTTCTGTAATTATGTTAGGAATAAGTATTCTCATATACTTATATATGAAATCTGTTCCCTTTGGGCAAAGCGGAGCTTTTACCCTATCTGAGCCGGTAATCTAGTTCCCTTCGGTGTAAAGTTTTCGCTTTTTGCACCCGTGTTGGCTTATAGGTTAAGGAGGGAATAACCTTTTGCGCCAATACACTTGCCCTCTCCCGCGATTTTACTCGCTTTCCCGGTTGTTAAGCTCCGTAGAAACATTGCCGGCAATGATTACACGACTTGCACCCCTATCGCGGTGCGTGTTTTAGGTCGGAAAATCCCAAAACTTCGTTGTGAAGAAGATTTATATCGCACTACAGTATGGTAGTGCAATTGATTTTTTTAGAAGTCAGTTTGAAGGTTCGCTATTCTTCTTTTTTGTGGGCAGTTTTGCGAGATTTGGTTCGGGAATAAAAATCCCTTTACCGGGAAGTCTGATGCATTTTTCTAAAAATATGGCACCACCGGGGAACTCTACCCATGCAGAACGCATTGCTGCATCATCAGTATGCATTTCAGAGATTATGTCGCCAATTTGGCGGCGAACACACTCTTCAACCAATGCTGAGAAAGTTGTTCCTTGTTCTTTTGCATATGATTCAACGTATTTAGATAGCGAGGGGGCTATCCGAAAGTTTTTTCCTATTTTTGGTCCTGATGGTTCTGGGTTTCTGCCCATGCGCGGCACCATGCTATAGTAAAACAAAGGGTGCAATTTTTTTTTTAAAAAGAGGGTTGACCTGTAATACATACCGTAGTACAAAAAGCGCATACAGAAAAAAAACTATTGTTTATGATTAAACGGGTGTCATACACTGAACTACTTCAAGCCAGCAAATATGCCAGGACAGCGTAGAAAAGGTAAAAAATTAGTTACATTTTGGGAGTACGAAACAAATGTTTCAAAGCTTCAGGATTATGCTGATAAAAAAGGAGTTTCATTGTCTGACTTAATAAAAGAATTATCCCATAAATTAATGGAAGAAACCGGTGATGAACCAAAAATTGACGAATAAAGAAAAAAAGGAGCTAAGTGATTTTAACGATTTACAAATTACTACGCATTACGGTGAAACAAGAAGAATGTCTACAAAGCTGAATAAGCTTGTGGACGGATCCCTGTCTGTTCGGGCAGCAATTATGATTGCAATTACATGTACAATGTTGACTGTGTTGTTGATGGGACTGTGGCAATGGAACATTGGCTACACATTTTCAAAGCAAATAGGGGCAGTTCCATCCGATACGCTTTCTGGTTCTGCAATGTATGAACAATTAAAATCTGAAATCGAAGTGAACCATTTGTTAAGGGGGTTGATTTTGGATGATGTGAGTGAACTGAATTTAGCTAAGAGCATTATACGGGTTCGATCAGATGGTGAAGTTCGGGGTGCTCAATTTTCCAAAGATTTAACCCGCAAAGAGAAACTTCACTTTATTTTAATGGCATCCCGTTTAAATCAAATAAACGTTTTAGAATGGGTTAAGAATCAACCGAACTGGTGTGATGGTTTAAGTAAAAGAACAATGAATTTGGTTGCACATGAGGTGAGTGATGAAGAATTTTTTGCTGTAAAAAAATCTTTTATGCACATGGGTAAAACGGAGTCTGAAACAAAGACTGCGTCGAATTCTTTCTAAAATTTTTTTAAAAATAAGCGCAATGCATAAACTTGCGCTTCTTTTTTATAAAAAGGTGTCATACACCAAGTAAATTATGGGAGTAAAAACAAAATACGGAAATATTCCGGTAAGCTTTAGACCGACAGTTAAAGTTATGGAATTGCTAAGAAAAAGAGTTAAGGAGACAAACAAGACTGTAACGAAAGTTATAGAGGAGTGCGTTGAAAAGGTGCTAGGTAATGGATGAATGTGTTGAGTTTATTGGTTCAATTATTCGGCAAGCTGCGCTGGATTATAAATATGCAGAAAGAAAAGGTTACATTAAGAATGGCAAATTCACTAAATGGAAAATTAATGCATGGTTGTACAATTCTGAAACAATCACTACTGCGATTAGTTTCTGGCACGGAGGAGGTCTTGAACAGTTGTGCAAATGGTTGCCAGTGGATTCAAATTTTATTCGTGAAAAGTTTCAAATTTTCGAGAAATAACACACGGGCGACGATCGGATGTTTCTCGAACCCCCTTGCCGCGAGTGCGGATAGAGGGGGAAACCTTGGTTGGTTAGTAAGGGGTAAAAGGTGCCCCTCTTAGGTCAGTTCTTGTACTAGGAGGGGCATTTTTAAAAAAATGAAATCTAAAGATATCGAAGGTTACGCAAATTTTAACCAAGAATTATCCAAAAAGATTCTAATTAAGGTTTTAGAAGGAAGGATGGATCCTGAAGCAAGAGAAAAGAAAATGGTTCTAGCGTATAGAGAGTCAGGTCTTACACCTGAAAAATTTTTGAAAAAATGGAAGGGTTAATAAAAGAAAAAACTTTAGCCAAGAAAACAGGAGTTAATCGAATGTTATTAGTTCGTGAGCGCAAAAAATCTCTTAATTATCCTGACGATTGGCAAAAAGATGGTCGTGAAATTGTTTATACTGAAACAGGTTTAAAGCACATGATGAATATTCTTAACCTTGCAAACGAAAAAATAGTTGAACCAATTCCGCAAAATAAAGATTTAGAAGAAGTTTTTGTGGTTCGCCATAATTATCCTAATTACAAAATCATTTTATGTGAAAGAGAAAACGGTGAGCATGTACATGTGAGGGTTTCTCACAACAGGAACTTTAGGACACGAATGGCAAATGGGGAGCGAATGAAAGTTTCTATTAAAAGAGACAAAAACACTTGGGTGTTTGCGGGGAAAAGAACACCAAGATTTCCCGGAAAATGGTAAGAGGGACAACATATGTCTCACATGAAATATTAAGATAAATTTATGGGCAAGTTTTCCAGAGAAAAAGGAAAGAGAGGGGAGCGAATGTTTGTTTCTTGGCTTAAAGAACGTGGGTGGGTTTCAGCTAAACGGGGCGTTCAATATAACGGACTTGGAGGTGCGGATGTTGTTTGTGATGAACTTGACGACAAGGTCATGTTTGAAGTTAAGAATGTTGAAAAGCTTTCCATACCAGATGCATGCGACCAAGCGATTAGAGACGCTAAAGGTAAGATTTCAGTAGTTGCTCATAAGCGTAACAACCATCCTTGGAGGTTTTATTTGGATGAAGACAGCTTCACCAAGTTGTTACAAGAATCAATATGATAAAAATGGTTTTATCACCTGCGGAAATACTTTGTGCAAAGTTTTTGGGGATCACTCGCCAGATGATGAAGTTTGGCACTCGTACAAGTAATGCGCGGGTAAGTAAAAAAGATGATGTTCAAATTAATTATGAAGGTGCCCTTGGTGAAGTTGCTGTGAGTAAGTTCCTGTGTGTTGATTTGCAAGCTGAAGGATACACGGTTGGTGATGACGGGGTAGATATGGTTTCCGATGGAGTTACGATCGATGTCAAGTGGTCAACTACTGGACATTTGTATTTTGGCAAACCAATGAGAGCAGATGTAGCAGTTATGACATGTCCAGGATCAGATTATTATGTAGTCAACATAATGGGATGGATATCAAAAGATGAATTTAGCAAAAAGAGTTTTTCCCAGCAGTTTGGGAATTACCCGAAAGTTAAAGCAGTTAGAATAGACCAGTTAAGAATACCAGATACATTACAAAAATGGATAAAAACACGAAAAAAGAATTAGACCCCTTTAAAGAGGTTTGGGATGTGCTTAGTAAAATTGATTGCACTAAGCATACGGAAAAAAAGATGAATTTGACTTATCTTTCATGGGCACCCGCATGGGGGATTGTAATGGATCATTTTCCAGATACGCAATTTGAGGTTATGTATTTTGATGATCCTAATAATGAGAAAAAGAAATACCCATATGAGATTCACCCGGATAACACGGTAACTGTTTGGGTGAAGATTTATATTAATGGCGCATTTAGAAAAATGTGGTTGCCGGTGATGGATAACAGAAACAATGCGGTCCAAAACCCTAACTCAAGACAAATAAGTGATACTACAATGAGGTGCTTAGTGAAGGGTTTAGCTTTGTTTGGGTTAGGTCATTATATTTATGCAGGAGAAGATTTGCCACAAGGGGTTGAGCAAAAAGAAATTGTAGCAACTGAGGTGTCTATAAAATCTCAGTTAGCGCACGTTCTAGAGGGTTGGGAGGAACAAGCGACCTTGTTCATGATTAAACAAAAATGGATTACTAAAGGTCAAACTTGGAAGAATGTTTCTGATGCTAACGCGAAAAAAGCTTTAGATAAGAAAGATGCTTTTAAGAAAAAAGCCCTAGAGCATGCATCACCATCCCACTAGACCCCCGTCTAGTGGACCTGCACATGTGAAGTGCGGTGGCTACGCTAGTGCTGGGGGGGATTCACCAGCGACTCTTAAAGGTACTCGAATACATGAGCATCTTGAGCAGGTGCTTACCGGTCAAACGGTAACCTCCCCAGTGTCAGCGGATGAGTTGCCCGGAGTTGAATGGGCGCATAAGTATGTTAAAGAAAATTTTGATATGAAAACCTTGAAGTGCGAGGGCACTGTAAAGGTGTTTGATGAGAGTGGTAACGAGATAACATTTGGTACAAACGATTTATATGACGACAAGCAAATCGGCGATTTTAAAACGGGTCAGGTTAGAGAGTACAAAGCACAAATGGCATATTATGCCGCCGGTAGAATGCAGCAGTCTGGTTCAACCGAAATTAAAATTCATGAAATTTACACCGAGAAACGCTGGGCGAATGTATACATACTATCATACTCTGAAGCTTGGCAAATCATTAAGCAAATCACATACAATCAAGAAAACAATATTCTTAAACCCAATAATTATTGTTCTTGGTGTAAGCACAATTCTCAGTGCACTGCTTTATCTGAAGTAGCCATGAATACATTAGAAAAAATAAGTCCAGAAACTGAGTTGAAAAATTATGATTTTACACAACTAAAGACTGCCGAAGATAAAGGTAAAGCATATCAGATATGTAAAATTTTAGAAGATTGGATATCAGGAGTTAAAAAAACTGTTTCTGAAGCTGTTCTGAAAAATGGAGAAGAGATCCCCGGAGTAACAGTAACTAGTCGATCTGGAGGATCCAGCGTTTCAGACATCCCTGCTGCGTTTGCCAGGATGGATTTATCACAAGAAGAATTTTTAAATTCATGCTCTTTAAGTATTCCTAAATTAACAAAAATATATCAGAAAAAATTTAACCTCACGGGTAAAGAGGCGACCCAAGAGGTTTCAAATAGATTAGCAAGTCTCATTAAAAATAAACCAGATACAAAATACATTAGAAGAAAATAATGCCAAAAATAACGATAACTAAAGAAGAGGGTAATCACACGCAAAAAAGGGAACTACTTCCACCGGGTGATTACGAGTTTGTAATAGAAAGTCATGAATTTGGACTTACACAGAAAGAGGAAGACAAAGTTACCTTTCAATTGAAAGAAGTAAATTCAGGTAACTTTGTTTGGTGCTTGTTGATGTTTAGGGACGACATGGTTTGGAAACTTAAAAGTCTTATTAAAGCTGTTTCAGGTGTAGATGACGGCAAGGAAGTGGATGTTAATGATGAATTATGCAAAAACATGTACGGCAATAAAGTTTGGGCTAATGTTAGCATAGACACTTACAATGATAAGAGAAGAAATCAGATTAAAAGGTTTTATAGTGAAAAACCTTCTAATAGTGATGACGATACGTTTGAATGATTGAAAGGGGGGGGTAATCTCCCCCTTTTTTCAGCATTTTGGACGAGAAACAACAACAGACAGCATTCGCAAACGACCTTCAAGCATTACTAGATCGATACTTACATGAGTTCGACATGACTTTTGCTTCTATGTCTGGGGTGCTTTTCTGTTTCGCAACCAGAACAGTCATTGATTCATATATGAATAACATGGCTGAAACAATATTAGAGGATTACGAATTAGTAGACGAAGACGAAGAAGACGAATACGAGGACGAGTACGAAGACGAAGACGAAGATGAATTTGAAGATGGAGATGAATGGAAATCTGCCGATGGTGGTGACTGACTATTTGGCAGTAGGATCGAGAGAAGGAGAAAGAAATCACACACTTTTTAAAGTCGCATGCCAATTAAGGGATAGCGGCTTTTCTGTTCAAGAAGCAGTTAATTTAATTGAATCAAGGGCTAAACAGGATGGTTTAGCTGATCATGAATTATTTAAAACTATTGAATCTGCTTTTACAAGAACGGCAAGAGATCCGGGTGTTAGAAAAAGAGGGATCACAGTTAAATTTAAAAAAATGAATTTACCCGCAGGTTTAGACAATCCTATTCCAAGATTATTAAGTGCAGCATTTGCTGAAAATGAAAAAGTTAGAATTGTTATTGGCCCAAAAATAAGTACAGGTTTTATAAGAGACAGAAACAATTTAAACGGTTGCAGTGAAAAATTAAGCTCAACGGATGGAGGTGCTTGGATTTGCATAAATCCTATTGAAGGAGGAATTAAAGATGCAAATGTAACTTCCTACAGACATTGCTTAGTTGAGTTTGATGAAGGTGATGTTGCTGATCAGTACAAAAAAATAGTTGCTACAAATTTACCAATTACAGCAATAATTTATAGTGGGGCAAAAAGTGTACACGCTTGGGTGCGTGTAGATGCTCGGGATCGCAAACAGTACGATGAAAGGGTTGCAATAGTTTATAAAGAATTTCCGGGGCTAGATATTCAAAATAAAAATCCTGGCAGATTAAGCCGGTTGCCGGGTGTAAAGAGAAACGGCAAAATACAACGATTATTAAAACTAAATCACGGAGCCGATTCTTGGGAAAGTTATCAAGAATCAATAAAATGCAAAAATATAGGGCAAGCTTTTTCCTTTAATCAGTTACTTGATTTTGACTCAAGTGCGGATCCTAACAACGTCTTGGGAGATCGCTGGTTATGCAGAGGGCATTTCGGGATGATTGTTGGTGCAAGCGGATTAGGGAAAAGCAGTTTAATTATGCAAGCAAGTATTCTTTGGAGTCTTGGCAAAACTGCTTTCGGGGTGGATCCGGTCAGACCTTTAAAGATTGTTTTAGTCCAAGCTGAAAACGACATGGGTGATCTATCCGAAGAAGTTCAAGGTATAGTTGAAAAGTTAAATTTAAGTAAAACAGAACTGGAAACAGTAAATCGTAATTGTAGATTTATTACTGATCCTAACAATGTTGGTCAAAAATTTATTGATATGGCAAACGGTGTATTAGACGTATATGAACCAGATGTATTTATAATGGATCCATTGCTGCACTACATAGGAACAGATGTTAGATCTCAACAAGCAGTTAGTGAATTTGTGCGGCATGGTATTGGAGGGTTAGCAAAACATTACGGAACAACATTTATTGCAATGCATCATACTGGCAAACCACCAAGTGATAACAATTCTAGATCAAATTGGTCAAATAGAGATCTTAGCTATTTAGCAACAGGGTCTAGTGATTTAGTCAATTTCGCGAGAGCAGTTGCAGTTCTTAGGGAACAGTTTGGGGTTTTTGAATTAAATTTTACGAAGCGAGGGGAACGAGTTAGAGAAAAAACTGTATACCTAAAACACGCAGATGATTGTATATTTTGGGAGCCAACTAAGATTTATGCTTAGTAATGGAACAAAAAATAAATTTTAAACAGACACCGCATCCTTATTTACCGGTTCTTGAAAAAGATGTAATTAAGATACTTGTTGATAAGCATGGTGAAGATCATGTCGTTGAACTCATTAAGAAACGTGAGAAAGCGATAGCTAGTAGTTTAATCGATCCTTTAAATGCGGGATTTGAATTAGACCCTTGGAAAGACGCAAGAGATCTTTTAGATGAAAGTGATGAACTTTTAATTCTTGGAGGTAACCGGGCATCTAAAACTGAAATTGCAGCAAAGATTGCTGTTGAGACATTAGTCAATAAACCTAAATCAGTGGTTTGGTGTTTGCACTCATCTCTGCCATCTTCAATTGAAATTCAACAACCAATAATCAGAAAATACCTTCCCCCGTCTTGGCGTGATGTTGGAAAAAAAGGATCAACTACCAATATATCTTGGACTGATAAAAATGGGTTTTCGGATCAAGTTTTTGTAACCCCAAACGGATCTCGATGTCGCTTTTTAAATTACACTCAAAATATTACAGTTTTAGAAGGTGGAGAATGTGACCTTATTTGGGCAGATGAGCTAATTCCATTAGAATTTCTTCAAACTCTTAGATTCCGTGTCACGACTAGGTTCGGAAAAATAATGATCACCTTTACTCCTGTGCGAGGGTATTCTTCTGTAGTTAAGGAGTTTATAGCCGGCGCAAGAGTAGTAAAAAGTCTGCCAGCACCATTGTTAGAACCTGAAGCAGTACATGTACAAGGATGCCCCCCGGGGCACATGCCGTATATAATGCAACCATTTAGAAGTAACGCTCGAGTAATTTCTTTTCACGGCAGCATGAATCCGTTTGGAGGATTTGAACAGGTAGTCAAGATGCTTGAAGGAAAACCAAGCACAGACATTAAGATTCGTGCATATGGATGGGCAGATAAAATGGACGGGGGAGTTTTTAATAAATTTGATGAAAAAGTCCATGTGGTTAAAAAAGATAAAGTCCCTACCGAAGGGACTAGATTTTTAACTTGCGACCCGGCAGGTAATAAAAATTGGTATCTAAAATGGCATATTATAGACGAAACGGGCAGAGTTTTTTTATACCGAGAATGGCCCGATTATAAAACTTATGGGGAATGGACGCTTCCGGGTAATAAACCTGACGGTGTTCCCGGACCTGCCCAGACCAGTGGAATGGGTAAAAGCATCCTGGCATATAAAAAACTTATACTCGAAGCGGAAGGTTGGGTGTATGATGACGAAATTGGAACTTGGTTAGGTTCTAAATCTGAAAAGATATACGAGAGATTGATCGATCCTCGGTTCGGCAGTGCAAATGTTCCTAGCATTGAGGAGGGTACTAATATTATCACCCTTATGGAAGAGGAGCAAATAGACAAGCAAGGGCATAAAAAAGGGCCAAGCATGATTTTTATACCAGCACCGGGAACAAACATCGAGGAGGGTATTCAGTTAATTAATGACTATTTAGATTACAACGAAGAGGAGAGGGTTGATGCGATGAATTGTCCTCGTTATTACATTAGCGAAGATTGTCAGCAAACAATTTATGCTCTGATGGAATATACTGGCAGAGATGGGTTAAGGGGCGCGATGAAGGATGTTGTGGATTGCGACCGATATTTGTTTAAAAGAGGACCAATGCCCGTTGATGATGCCATGATGGCAGCAACTGGAGGAGATCAGTATGGAGTTTAACGACTTGCCTTTGTTGTTAACGGCAGGTGAAGCAGTAAAGATCACCGGTCTTACATATATTAGGTTAAATGAATTAGAAGAGTTAGGGATTTTAGAGTGTGCTTCTGTTAACAGAAGAAAGCGAAGGTACACTAGGGAATCCCTAAGAAAGTTTCTCAGGTTAGGTCCAGAGGGTACAAAAGTGAGGGTAGATTGATGGCAGCAAAAGACGTTAATATAAGCGAACTAGTTAAAGAGTTAAATCAAGCGGCTATACGCACGAATGATTACATGAACAGGTCCGAGTTAAACTCGGATGCAAGATACAATCGGTGGGCAGGACAGTCTGCTGATGGCAGGAAATGGCAACAAAATGTAGGATATACACCGGTTCCATTTGACGGGTGCAGTGATTCAAAAGTTCCATTAGTAGATACATACGTTAATGAAGATGTAGATTTATTAATGACTTCTCTTCGCAATATGCAGCTTAGTGCGGCACCTTTAGATAGCAATGATGCAGAACAAGCTAATCTAACAACAAACCTTTTAAGGTACGCCAGCAATAATGCAATTGACGAGTTTTACTCCGAAGCAGAACTATGTGCTAATACTATGTTAGAAAACGGGATTTCTGTAATGGGAGTTTTTTGGGAGCGTGAACAAACTTTAACTTATGAGGAAATCGATCTGGAGCAAATTAGCATGGTCGCGCAAGAGCAACCAAGGTTTGCGGAAGCAGTTCAAATCATTATGGATCCTGCACGGGAGGATGAAGCAATTGAACTTGGTAAAGAATTACTCCCCGATGCTTCCCAGAAAATTTTGCGAAAAATTGTAAAAGATTTAAGGGAAAAAAGTGTTGCTGAATATCCTGCTCCAATGACTACAATGGATAGACCTACTTTAGTAAGTCTTAGAGTAGGTGAGGATTTCTTTGTGCCCCTAGACACTACCGAGCTACAGAAAGCTAGAATGTGTTTTTATAGAGAATTTATGACTGAAGAACAATTGCGTGACGCAGTCAATTCTAGAGATTGGGATAAGAAATGGGTAGATACTATCATTAATTCATCTAAAGGGATGACGATGACAATTAATCGTGATGAATTAACTCCTCGTTCTGGCACTGGTGCAGCCCGCACATATTTAGATACAAAGGAAGTTTATGAAGTCATTCATTGTTATGAACGCAAGAGCGATGAGTATGGGGTGCCGGGAATCTGGTACACAGTGTTTAGCCCACATGCTCAAACGGATGGTAGTGGTAAAGATATTTGCGCTACTTACGAATTATTAGATTATGCAAATGGCGGCATGTATCCTTTTATATTATTCCGAAGGGAATATTTAAGTAGGCGCATGGACGACAGTCGAGGATATGGAGAAATATGTTACACTTGGCAACGTCAAATCAAACAAGAGTGGGATGGTCGAGTAGACCGATCTTACCTTGCAACAATTCCTCCAATTTTCCATCCACCGGGAAGACCACCAACGAAATGGGGTCCGGGTGTAATGATCCCTAGAGTTAGATCAGATGATTATCAATTTGCTGATCAACCTAATTGGGATTTTGGAAGTAAAGAAATAGAAGATTCTATTCGAGAAACTGCTGACCGTTATTTTGGTAGACCGGTTTCACAGGAAAACAAAGCATATGCAATGATGCGTCAACAGAACATGGTGTCTCGTTGGTTAAACTGTTGGAAGATGGTGTTTGAGCAGGTCTTAGCGTTATACCAACAATATGCACCAGATGAGTTTATGGTGCGGGTTGTAGGTAGCGATAAAGCTCAAGCGTTGTCTATGAGCAAGGAAGAAATCCAAGGGCAATACGATATTATCCTGAATTTTCAAGTTGCTAACACAGATATGGAACTTCTTAGAGGGAAACTTGATTTGCTTAAAGTAGTTGTAGGTGAATTTGATATTAATGGAGTTGTTGATCGAACTGAGTTAATGAGTGTTGTGTTCAGTTACCTAGATCCTGTTTTGGGTGAAAGACTGATGCGACCTGCAGAAAATGCTGATCAACAGCAGATCGATGAGGAAAAAACTTCATTTGCTAAAATATTTGCCGGCATGGATGACGACATTAAACCGGGTCAAGCTCATGGTCTTAGACTTCAGGTTTTAGATGAAATTATGTCTAACAATAGTGCTGCTGCAAAGCGTTACATGGAAGATCCGCAATTTAAGGAAAATATTGATAAACGCAGACAGCAGCATCAACACCAACTTGATCAAGCTGAAAACGCTCAAATCGGAAGGTTGGGTGCATGAACGATGATTTACCTATGATCTTGATGGATCCTAGATTCAATCAAGTGCGGGAATTAATTACAAGTGTGAGAGAAGAATTGATCTTACATATGAGTAATCCTTCTACATCAGAACATCACGGTATCCTGGCACATGATGCCGGGGGAATTGATGCGCTGGATCATTTAAACAAAAGAATTGATCAAGCAATTAATGATTATAAGTCTAAAGATGTATAGATTATATTAGATCTTACCTAATTGCACTAGACCTCACTAGTGCACCTTGCTGCAAACCCCTGAACCCGTGTAGTTAATTCTGCACGGGTTTTTCTTTTGTATCCCGTTAATAAATACAATCGGAACAATAACCTTACTTGCAAGGTAAATAGCATGGCAAAAAACACAGAATCGGGTGTAGCGGACACCCAACCGGAATCGGTAAATGAATCTGCGGCAATTGGGATAGACGATCTTGCCCAAACCCTAATGGGGAATACTGAGGTTGTCACCGAAACTGAAGCTGAAAGTGAACAGGTGGAAGTTGAGGTTAATGATGCTGATGATACTGAATCGGAAGAAGAAGTAGATGAGCAGGAGGTGTCTGAAGAAGAAACAGAAGAAGATTCGGAAGAAGATTCGGATGATGATTTAGAAGACGATTTGGAGGACGATTCGCAGGAACTTTCTGCTGACGTTCAGAAGAAGATTGATAAGCGTATAGGTCGTTTGACTGCTAGGGCAAAAGATGCCGAAGAACGCTCCAAGGATCTAGAAGAGCAATTAGAAACTGCTCAAACAGAACTAGAAGAGTACCGGGATCAAGCTGAAAAGCCAACTCAAGTAACATCAAGCAATCCTCATGCAGGTATCAGAACTCTGAAAGAACTTAAAGAAGCGAAAGGGAAAGCAAGAGAACTTCGGGCATGGTGTAGACGGCACCGTGATGGAACGACAGTAACAGTGAATGGGAATGAGAGGGATTATGGTCCTGATCAAATTGCTGAGTTAGAACTCAAAGCTCAAGAAGACTTAGAAGAACATCTACCTGCAAGGGAAGAGTTTATAAAAGACGAAAAAGAGCAAACGAGTGTAGCTGAAAAAGCATTTCCGTGGTGGAAAGATAAATCTACTGCTGAATACCAAGCTGCAATGTCGGTTCTTCGCGATGCGCCAATGATTAGGGAACTACCTAACTGGAAAGCTACTGTAGCTTTTTATTTAATGGGAGTTAACGCTTATCAACAAATGGATTCGGCTAAAAAAACGAAACCTAAAGCGAAGTCAAAAACACCACCTAAAGTTGCAACTCGTCCAGCAAAAGCACCTGCACCTGTAGCAGATAGAAATGCTGCAAGATACGATGAAGCTCGTACGTCTTTTCAAGAATCTGGTTCTACTGAAGCATTAGCCAAAATGTTCGCAAGTAAATAAATAAATAGGAAAAAGAAATGGCACTAGCTGATTCATATACTGCTGCGGCAAATAGCCCAGCCACCCAAGATTTGGGTGCTAAACAAGGTAATAGGGAAGACCTCCGCGATGTTCTTACAATTTTAGAACCAGAAGCGACTCCGGTGACTTCCGCTATTAAGAAGGGTCCAGGACCAAAAGCTACTCAGGTTGAGGTTCTTGTTGACGAATTAAGCGATCCAGTAGTTGCTTCAGTTGATGAAGGTGAAGATTACGGTCGTGCAGGTACATCTGTTACTCCTAATGTAAGTACTTTTGATAATAAATCTGCTGCTCGCGGACGATTAACAAACTCTATTCACATTAGTTCTCGTACTTTCGGTGTAACTGATATTCAAAGTTTAACTGAAACTGCCGGCACACAAGGTTCTGGTGAGTTTGCTTACGGAAAAGCTAAGTCTGTCCGTGAGATTAAACGAGATATCGAAGCAGTGATTTGTGGATCGCAAGACAAAGACACAGGTGGTCCTAGTTACGCTACTCGCGGATTGTTTGATTGGATTGATTCTGAAGGTCCAGCCGATGTTGATCCAAAATACCGCACTCCTGCGGATTCGATTCATCACGGTGGTGCTGCAACAGATCCTGCATCTCCTGCAACTTACGATGAAGAAGGTGCATTGACTGAAGCTAAACTTGCTGGATTGTTACAATCAATGTTTACAGTTCGTTCTGAGAAGAAAACCTACATGGGAGTTTTCTCACCGAAGATTGTAGACGATATTGATCAATTCACACGCACAAACCCATCTGCAACTAACAGTCGTTACGTTGTTAATGACAATGCGTCATCTAAGACAATCAATATGGAAGTTAAAGTATTTAACACCTCTTTTGGCACCTTAAATATTGTTCCTTCTACATTTTTGAACGTCACAGCATCTCCATATGCTTATGATGATGATGCTGGATTATTGCTAGACATGGACTTGCTTGAATTGCAATTCATGGATCCGGTTCATTCTGTTGAACTTGAAGATGCAGGTGGTGGTCGTCGTGGATACACGAAAGCAATCTATTCGCTTTGCATGAAAAATCCTCGCGGATTTGGTAAAGTCATCGCTGGTGATGATGCTTAATTCTAGTCATATCTGGTAAATTATAAATGGCTAATATCATCATCCCCCAGTGTGGTTCCACTCGTAGAGAGAGGGAAATGTACGAGCGCGAATTTCGCACTGGGGGATGGTTTTTAAATAATTATATAGATAAGGAAAAAAACGGTTACAAAAATCGGCAAACTAAAATTGCTCGTAAATACCGTAACTACCAGCGCAAGCCCGGTAGTGAATTTGACCTAGCGGCAGTCATCGATGCTAGGACGTTTTTTAGATGGCAACAAGAAGACCAACATTTCTGGGATGATCCTAAAAACTTGAAAAAGTTTACAAAAGATAACCCTGAAACTGCTAGTTGGAAGCATGCGTAGTATTAAATATAGCGACTTACTAAAGTCTGCTTGTCAAAGGTCACAAAGGTCATACGACCAGATAAGTACCGACGATGCTGAATACTTAGAAAATTTTATTAATGGTAGGTTAAAAGAAATCTGGGAGTATTGTGATTGGCCCGATTTAGTGCGTTTAGAAAAACGAACCTATCGGCAGCAATATTCAGCCGCTTCATTTCCGAGTGGAGTAACTGCTGGCACACAAATTTACGATGGAAATGCGAAGAGGTATGTAGTTGCATTAAAAAACACTACTAATGAACCTAGCGATTCCGCTGAAGTAATTCATGAGGATTATGGGGAGTTAAAAAACAGTTACAATTTTAACGATTGGGAATCTAACACAACATATGTTGTGGGTTCACAAGTTTATTATAATGTAACCGATAAATACTATCAGTCTCATACAGTAACTAATACAAACGTAGTTCCAACTAGTACAAGTTTTTGGACTGAAATTCCTCCTTTTAATGCTTATGTAGCATACGAACAATCCTGGGAGACTAATAAAATTGGTAATGTTGTTTCAGTGTACAACGCTAATCCTTTTATTATTGGATCATCAGATAATTTAAATTTCAGCTTGTCACGCAATGGAGTTCAGGTGCTTAACGGTCCTGACCGGGTTTGGGTTCAATATCGTCAAAGAGTTCCTGATTTAAATCATGATGCTCATGACTCTACTAAGTCTGATTACGCAGTAGGAGATGTTGTGAAACATCCTGCAAGTGGATCGTCTTTTGATCTTTACGAATGCGTTACTGCTTCAACAGTTAACACTCCCGGCGCACATGCTGATTGGTCAATTATAGAAATACCTTACATATTTAAAGATTACATATCTTCAGGTGCGGCAGCAGACATTTTTCAATTAGATGAAAAAGTTGATTTAGCAATAATTGAAGAAAATCGAGCAGATCGAGCTTTGGAGCACGAATTAGACAAGCTGAACAGACAGCAAAAACAAACTCAACAATTTAACGTATTAACAAGGACTAACTAAAATGGCAGGAACAGTCAGACAAGCATCAACGGAAATAAGCTCGGACACAGTTTACTCAGTGGGCACAAGTGCTCAAAACGTAATACCAAGGAACAGTAAAAGGAGATCTTTATCTATTCAAAACACTGGAACAACTAAAGTGTTTATTCGTTTTAATAGAGCACCTGTGACAGGTGGTGCCACTGATTATTACTCTTACATCCTGGCACCTGCTGCAGAAGCAGTTGGAGCGGAAGGAGGAATACTATCTATAGACAATTTCGTAGGGCATGTTTACGCAAAAACTGCAAGCGGAACTACTACTTTAGCAACAACTGAATTCATAGGTTAAAATGAGCGCAAGAGTATCTTCTTTTGGGGGCATTCGCCGTGCTGGAACCACAATAGAAAACGAACCCATCATCAAAAGTGATGGTTCTGGCGAGATAATGCAGTGGCAACCGTCAGACGGTGGTGCTGATGGTATATATATTATACAAGACGCTAGTAGTGGTTCTGCTGAACTTGGTATCGGCATTGCAGACCCGACTGTTGCTTTGGATATTGCTGGATCGCTTAAAACTACTGGCAGCATAACCATCGGTTCACTAGACATCGGACACGGTTTAATTGGGGAGACAGCTTCAACAGCGATTGGAACAGACGCACTCGATGCTACACAAAGCGGTGCGGTTAGAAATACAGCAGTCGGACAAGATGCGCTCGGTGCAGTTACAACTGGAGATTACAACGTAGCGGTTGGTGCTTATGCGGGTGATTTAATTCAAGCAAACTCTGAGAATACTGCGGTAGGTGATTTTGCACTTAGCACAAATGCGGGTAGTAGAAACACAGCAATAGGTCGTGCAGCAATGGGAACTGTTCCCGGTGGTGCAACAACAACAAGTTCAGATGATAACGTAGCTGTTGGACACGATGCGCTGTATACATTTTACGGATCAGACGCAACTGCCGTAGGTAGTGAAGCAGCAGACGCATTAACAACTGCAACAAACACAGTTGCAATAGGTAAAGCCGCACTTGGTTCAACTACTGACGGTCACAATAATACAGCAGTTGGTGCTTCTTGTCTTAACAACGCAGACGCGGGTGATAATAACGTTGCTGTTGGCTATTCATCTTTAGTTAATTACACGGGATCAAATGCAGTTGCAGTTGGAGTTGGTGCATTAGACGCTTGCACGACTGGTGCTGAAAACTTGGCTGTGGGTAAAGACGCATTAGGTGCTGTTGTTGATGCACATTATAACACGGCAATCGGAACGTCTGCGTTAGCTGCCGATTGCGGTAGTTCAAATGTTGCTGTGGGTCGTTTAGCATTAAACGTATTTACTGGAGATGACGCAACCGCGATAGGAACAGCAGCAGCAGATGCCGCAACAACAGCGATAGATTTAGTTGCTGTAGGGAAAAACGCGTTAACTGCTTGCACAGACGGTAACTACAATACTGCCGTAGGTGTTGAAGCTTGTGGTTATAATGTTAGTGCAGATCGAAACAGTGCATTCGGTAGACACTCGATGCTGCAAAATATCAGTGGTGATGATAACACCACAATGGGTTACAACTCTGGTTACTCGTTAACAAATTCTGATAACGTAGCTGTCGGTTCTAATGCAATGAAGAACGGAACTACACAAGATCACTGTGTTGCTATCGGACGTTCAGCTTTAGAAGGTGATGGGTCTACCGCACCTACTGGCAATCAAAACATTGCAATAGGTTCGTTTAGTTTAGACGCTGCAACTTCAGCAACAGAAAATGTTGTCATAGGATATTCAGCGGGATCTGCCGCAACCACTGCAAGTTACTCAACTTTTATTGGTAAAAACTCAGGTGATGCGATTCTCACCGGCAATCAAAATACAGCGTTAGGTTACTCAACTTTAAGTGCAAGTGATGACGGCAATAATAACGTAGCTATCGGAAATGCAGCTTTAGGAACTGGTAATTGCGGTGACGACAATACTGCCGTAGGTTTCAACGCACTTGTAAATTTTACAGGATCAGACGCGACGGTAATTGGTTCTCTTGCAGCAGATGCGTTAACAGACGGTGCAAGAGTTACAGCTATTGGTTATGCAGCTATGGGTCTTGCTGTTAGCAATACAGACTGCACAGCGGTCGGTTACGCTGCGCTCGATGCTGCAACAAGTGGTAATAACAATACTTCCGTAGGTTCGTATGCTTTGTCAGCAACTGTTGACGGTGCTTCTAACACTGCTATCGGAATGTCTGCATTTAATGCGGATTGTGGTGATAGCAATACTGGAGTTGGTGCGTATGCTGGCAACTACACAACAGGAGGTGCTAATACGTTTTTAGGTTATTTTTCAGGTGTCTATGCAACTAGCACAGATGATTGTGTTGCTGTAGGTAGAAATGCTTTAGCGGGTGCTGCTTCTGGAACTCCCGTAACTGGAAATTATAATGTAGCAGTTGGGTCGTGGTCTTTAGACGCAGCAACTTCTGCAAATGCTTGTGTTGGGGTCGGGGTAAACACCTTATCAGATAATGTTACTGGCGATAGTAACACCGCACTTGGACATCAAGCTGGTAAAAGCTGCACAACAAGTGACAGCACATTTATTGGACGTAATGCGGGTTATTATGCAACGAGTGCATCTGACACTGT